TAACAGTATGTTGCCTAATACATTCTCTAACGCTCCAACGTCAGGCCCTTCTGATTTACTAACTTGTATGTTAAGTCCTTCTCTATATTCACCATTTGGTAACAACCTGGCGTCCAGGTCTTGGTTCATTTTAGACTTAATAAAAGCGTTTGTAACTTTAGCCATTTAATTTTAGTGTTTAATCCATTTAGACTTACCTCTAAAAGTGTTTATAATTTCAGTAGGTTTAATGTTTGATAGTCGTATCTTAGCGTTTCTTATCTTAGCGCTTTTTTCTTTCTTTAAGCGCTGCACTATATACTCTGGTTGATTAATTTTACTAGCTATAATAGCGTGTAATATGTACGCATAAACAGCTTCTTCAGCTAACTTAGGTACTTTCATATCATGATCGTAAGCTAAGCCGTCAGATATATACTCTAATATTATTAAGCTATCAACTAAGTTGTTTGAAAAAGATATCTTACCGTTTTTATAATCCATTAAATAGTAACCATTTATGTTAGCAAGCTCAGTATCTAAACCATACTGTTGACCTTGCCAGCCCCAGCCTTGAGGCCAGTCACCATTTTGATAACCTAATCCAACCCAGTAATCGTATAATTCTTTTCTATTTTTTAAATCGTTGTTGTCCCAACGTTTATTTATTTGAGATGTACCACTTAAATTTTCAGCTTGATTATCTTGAATAGGTATACCAGCATCATCTTGAATAGGAACATCATAAGCTCTATTGCTTAGTTCGGTAGGATATATAGGGTGTTTAACACCTTGGCTATCTATTCTTGATAAACCAACTAAGTTAACATAGTCTTGTGGTATAGGTACACTTAAGCTGATAGGCACACTAAGCTCTTGTGAGTTAACAGCTTTTAATGTATCATAGCTTAATTCTTGTAGAGCGCGCTTAGCATGAAATATAACATCTGTTCTTTTAGCGCTTGGTATGAGTTTACCGTCGCCAATGTAAGCTAACTGAAAATTATTTATTATATCAGATATTTTTATATAAGAATAACTATTGTAATTTTTTTCTACTGCATCACCGTAAGCGTCTTCATTTCCATATCTACCACCTGATAGAGACTTTAGCTGTACAGTTAAATATGTGCCAGCATTTAATGTAGCCCCTATATCACTTGCTATAGTTATAGTGTTGTCAGATAAAGTATAAGGAATCCAATTATCAGACTCTGGTGTAAACTCTATCCAACTACCTGATGCTCCAGTTAAACTAGTATATATTTTAAAATTATTTAACGGGTAATCTACAGCTGAAGGATCGTAGTTAACAAGTTTCATGTCGGTATCAAAACCAAAATTAAATTGACTTTGATTAGCTTGAACTATTATAGTCTGCGCTCCTGCGTAATATTGTTGATTAGTTTCGGTTATTAAAGACATTTATTAACTTTTTTCGTTTACTTCTTCGGCTTGTATTTGAGCCGCAGCTGTTTGAACTATTTGAGGATCACGTATAACTATACCAGCGTATAGTAGTATTTTTATAACTAAATCAGTTTGTTCTGACGGATGTAGTTCAAAGTCTTGAGATCCACCAGTTGCGCTATATGGCGTTTTGTCGTATATATATTGACCTCTTTCACCCACTGTAAAACCCCAATGCACGTTTTTAGGTTTTCTAATAAAGTCTATTGATATATCAGAAGTTATATCGCTAGGTTCTATTGTTATTTTATTACCCTCTAATAAATAAACAGGAAAGTCTTTTGAAGGTTTTGTAAGATTAGATTTTTTAATAAAATAAAAATCTGTTTTATCTAACCGCTGTGCCTCTACTTCGTTTTTGTAAGCGACATTGCTTATCATATATATTGAAGATTCAGTAGGCTTTGTTTGAACTGGCACATAAGTTAAACCATATTCATCTATATTAGGTAAAGTAAAATAACCACTAACGTTATAAACGCACGAACCGCTAGTTTTAAATATAGACATTTTATTATCTATATTTTCTACTCTATTACCGTAGTCTGTATTTGTTTGAGGCACACGTAATTGCTGGTTTAAGTCTTCAAAATATTTTTCAAATATTTCAAGTTGAACCTGTGTACCCATACTATTAAACTCAGTGGGTGTCATATACCCGCGCTGTTCTTTGTTTAGTATAAGTAAAACAGTTTGATATACTGTGTTTACGTTTATTGCCATTTGTATTTTTTTATTATAATAAAGAGGCGGCGCAAACCGCCTCAATATTATTATCACATGTTATAGAAGTTTTTTCTCGATTGATTTATATACCTCTACACCTTCGTCTGTCTTCAAAAAAGAAGCAAACGCGCTGTAAGGATTTTCATCAAAAGGAACAATCATTAGCTTCTTGTCGTTAGAAGTCCAATGAAAACTTTTTTGATCTGCAGCTAAATAAATTATATTAGCTTCAGTTGCTTTAATAGCAAAGTTTCTTAGTTCTACATTTTCATCATTTGCTAAAGTTAAAAACAATGTAGAGTTCTTTTTAGCAAACAATAGTAAATCTCTTTTTATTTCTTTTGAACTCATAGAAGAAACCTTTGACCCAAGTTCAACTCTTAATATAGCTTCAGCATGATCTATGTCTAGCGATTTAGCTAAATTTAAAGCTTCAATTTGAAACTCAAGATCTTCTAGTTCATCAGTTGCAACCTCTACTTTGTCAAACTCATAATATATACCACCTTTTCTTGGGTGATACAATGATAGTAGTTTTTGTAGATTTTGTTTTTCTTTAGAAACAAATAACACACCGTCTTTAAATATAACATGACCAAGAGTAGCTTCACCTTTTTGTTCATCTACAAATGGACTGTTCATGTTAGTAGCATACCTAAGTTCTCTTTGTTCACCTTTTTCTTCGTCGAACCACAATAGTGGAAATCTACGTGAGTGTCTAGATTGTACAGTGTATGTTAATGGTTGTTTGTTTCCTTTTAAGATATATGTTCTATCTTTAATTTCCCAGCCTTTTTCAACTGAGGGTTTTTCTTTTGTTTTTGCCATGATATAATATAATAAAAATGTTAATAAAGTAAATTATTGGAGGTCACGTATTGTGACCCCCAACATTTACATGAGTACTATTACGCAGAAGCTGTAAACAACACGAAGTTATTTGCACCTTGTGTAACCAAACATCTTTCTGAAAGGAAGTGTACTTGCATTGCGTCAAGCGCAGAAGTATAAGCACCACCTACAGAACCAGTAATCCAAGACTTCATACGTCTGTCATCAGCTTGTGAAGCACGATAACGTACGTGAAGGAATGGACGACGGATGTTAGTTCCAAGAATCTGATCGTAAACAGTTGATGTACCAGCAGGGATAAGAACTCCTTCAATACCAGAAACTGCAGTGGCACCACGAGTAGAAGCGTCATTTAAGTATTTCCAGTCAGTTTTGTAGAAGTCATATGAACCTCTTCGGAAACCACTGAACCCAAGGTTCAATGCCATTTCTTCAGAGTTTTCAAATAGCCCGTAAGCTGTACCACCATTAGAACCATCAGATACACCACCTAGCATATCATCAATTTCTAAGAGCTCCTTGAGTATCAAGGTTTTTCAAAATGCTATCAAAGTCTGCTAAACTACCATTTGCTCCGCTAAAGTTGTTGATCTTATTTCCGCGCTCTTCAACCGCAGCAAAAAGACCTTCAGTACCTTTATACCCTACAGTTCCAGCTCCAAGTGTAGATGTTCCACTTACTTTTTCGCCTTCAACCAAAGCCATTTCTAAGTAGTCTTCAAAACGTAGACGTGTTTCAGATTCAGCTTTTAGATACCATAGGAAACCAGATGTACCATCTTCAGTAGCAACTTCAACCCACCCAATCTGAGCAGTGTCAGATCCGTTGATTTGAAATTTGTCTTTGATAATGATAGGTGAGTTTGAGTACTGAGTAAAAGAAGGTGTGATTGAACGCTCGCGCCCATCAGCTGTACCTTTCTTAAACTCAGAACCGTATACAAAAATCTTAAGATCTGTTTGACCTGTAAGATCTACTTCTGTAGCACCACCACTACCGTGAAGGTCGACCTGAGTATAAGGTTTTACTGTTAGTGTAGCTAGCGTAGCAGATGTATCAGCACTAATTTCAACAAAACATTTTAGTTCTGCTCCACTAGAAGGATCCATTACTACGATAGTATCATTTGCAGAAACAACATTAGCAACAAAATCTTTTCCTGCTGTTGCGTCAAGTGCAAATGTTAGTGTAGTTGCTGAGGCACAAATAACACTGTCGTAAGCAACGTGTAAGCGGTTTTGTTCGCTCCAAATTACTTGATCAGATGTCATTGGCATTTCAGCTCCTACCATACGTAGAAAGCCAGATAGAGTACGATTTCCATATCGCTCTACTTCAGCTTCATAAATTTCGGGTAGATACTGTTGGGCAAAATCATTAGTTCCGTCGTTGAAACTTAGATAGTTTGTCTCTAGTACCTGTTGTTTTTGACTCGGCTTAATTGGGCCGAAAGTTGGGGTAACTGCCATTTTATTAAATCTTTATAATTAATTAAATCTTTTTGTTTTAACTCTTAATTTACTAGAATCTGCTCCGCTTATTGCTTTCACTTTTAATCCACCTACAAATACATCGCCTGTAACTGTTTTTCTAGGTTCAGTGCTTATGTTTTTTGATTTAGCCACCTGATCCTTAACAGCGTCGGCTTTGCCTTGCTCATAAAAATGAGAAGCTAAAGTGTCAGCGTTTCTAGCCGCATATAAAGCTTTGTGATAACCAGCATGATCAGAAACCTCTCCATCTTTATTTAAGAACGTCTTAATAAAGTTACCAATGTCTCCTTGCTCGTTAACTAATTCACTAGGATTTTTAACACCATACCTAAATTTTTTTTCCCCAACTTTAAAGTCAAAACCTTTGAATTCACTGTTGAAAAGATTACTAGTATTAGTTTTAAATCTTTCGTGTTTTTGCTTTACTGCTTCTTGTTCTTGATTATATCGGTCGAAAAAGTCAACTGCTTTCTGTTGTTCTTGAGTTACGCCCGGTCTCAACTTGATCTCGTCGTAATATTTATCCTTCAATCCCTCTAAAAAGTTTTTGGCTTTTGCAACTTCTTCTTTATACGCAAGTTTCTTTTTACGTATATCTCTTTCATCATCTAGCTCTTCATCGTAACTAAAATCTTCCATTAAAAGACTTATATCTTCAGTATCTAGATGTGGTTTTGTTTGTTTATAATATTCTCTTATTAATGTTGCTTGATCAATACTAGAATAATCTGTGTTTAAGCGAACATAATCCTGCACAGTACCACCTGTTTCTTTCATAAACTTAACTAGTTTATCTACATTTTCAGGTAACTCTTCTTGTGGTTGAGCTTGTGGTTCTGGTTGAGTAGGTTCTACTTTAATATCTTCTTTCGCTTGCTCAACAGGTTCGTCTGTTACTTCTTGCAGAGGCGACTCTTGCTGTTCTTCTTCAGTGGATTCTTGTAATTCTTGTCCCACTTCTTGCAATCCCACTTTGGTTTTTTGCCCTGCTTCTTCGCTTGACTCATCTGTGCGTAGCACGCTTTCCTCTGTGCTTGTGTCTTGAACGGCATCTTCTTCTTTTATTACAACTTTAGTTACTTCTTCTTCTTGCGGTGTTTCAACTTCAGTACCTTTGATTTCTACTTTAACAACTTCAGGAGTATCTACTAATTGCTTTGGCTTAGTTTTTTTTACTTTAAACTCGCCTTCTTGTTTAACTTCTTCTGACATAATAAAATAATATATAATTAATAAAAATTTTTATCTTGGTTCAAACTGTTCTAAACCAAAACCACCCAACGAATCATTACCGGCTGACTCAAAGTTTTTTGGTAGCTCATCGTTTTGGCGTTGCGATATCATTTCAGACTGTTGCGTGCCAATTATTCTAGCGCGTTCGTCTTTACGATTTTCTATTTCTTTTTCTCTTTGTTTTTCAATATCTGCTCTAGCTTGAGCTAGCTGCATGTTGTACTCAAACTCTTGAGCCATTAATTGCTTTTTAATCAAAGCTTCTTGCTCCATTTTCTTTATTTCAAACTCAGTTTTAGCTTGTTCGATTTGTACTTTTGTTTGAGCCATAGCTTGATCTTTCTGTACTTCAGCCATAGCAGCTTTTTCTGTAGCTGCCGCGTTAGCTTGAGCTTGAGCTTGTATGTTTGCTTGTTGAGCGGCCTGCGCTTCTTCGGCTTTTACTTTTTGCCTAAACTTAAGGTACTGATTAGCTAGTTTAATATTTTTTATTTCTCTAATATCAATAGCATCTTCTAGACCTATTTGTCCTGACTGCAATGCCACTTGAACGTTCTGCTCTAATTTTTGTTGCTCTTCTTCATCTGGCTCTAATTCTAAAAATATACCAAACTCATGTATACTTAGTTTATCAATTTCTTCTAGCGTAGCTATATTAAATTGATTTATACTACCCACTAAAGCTTCTTTAGTTAACGGGAAACTCAATGCATCTGCAGCTCGCAAGCTTATATTCTCTGCAGCTCTAACTGTTAAATACATTAAAGACTGCAATACATGCTTTGTAGCCGTGTTAGAATTAGCAGCAGCAAGTTTTTGTAAACCGACCAAAGCATCTTTACTTGGTTGGCTACCGTCGCGAGCTTCGTTTAATCCCGTCACATCACGTATCATTTGTAAATAATACTGATACGTTTGTATTAAAGATTGTATTTTAGCCATACCACTAGAAGTCTGTAACTCTTGTATTGGAACTTGACCTCTATTAGGATCGCCATCTTGAGTCATAGATCTGCCTACAATGCTACCAGTTTGGAAGTACATATTCAATGCTTCTTGAGGATTATATGTAGTTCCATTACCTAAATCAACTTCAGATAAACCATCGACATCAACATACACACCATCTGGTACCATGCGAGACATTACTTGCTGTAACTTTAAATGTGTAAGCTGAATCATATCAGCAAAACCGGTAATACGATTCACTAAAGAATCAATGCGACCTTTGTACATACGTGGTGCTGATATGGCGTAGTTCATGTTAACTTTAGTAACATCACCATAAGGTCTTGACATGTTTTCAGATAACCTCCAGTCAAGCATTGAGTTCATACCTAGAACTTTAGCCCCTGTATATAAAACCTCTATGCTTCTTGAAACTCTTTCAAAGTTATCGTTTGGCGGTGGATTAAATGTGTCAGGTTTTTCTAATACTTTTTCTAAACCTTGATCAGTCTTTTTTATTTTAAACACTTGATCATGGTATGTTTTGTATTCAAAAAACAATATTTGAACCTGATCTCTTTGATCTTGCCCCCACCAGTTTGTTGTATAGTTACTACTACCTGGGTACTGCTGTATTTCCTCTAGTTGTGCATCATCTAAATAAGGAAACAAACGTTTTACTTCAGACAAGCTCATACTTTTAACTTCACCGACATAATATATATCTTCAAAGTTAGGATCTTCTGTGTAAGAATAAACAAGTGAAGCTGGATCTACATGATCAACAGTAATACCTTCAGATAAATTAAAGCTAGTTTTTACAGCACCTATACCAAGCACGGTAAGATCGTAAGCAACTCGCTTTTTAACTTCATCATACTTATTGTAATCTAATACATTAGATATTAATTCTTCCTCTGCTATTTCTACACTTTGCTTGTAATTTAATTGCATATAAAGATCTAGTTCATTTTGATCTTTAGGTAGATTAGCAGGGTCTGGACTGGCATAAAAGTTTTTACCAAGCGCAGCATTAAGAGTTTCAATGGTATTGTTATTTTCCATATCCCTAACAGCTGCCATAGCAAAGTCTGTTCTTTGCTTTATAGAATATGGATCTTGTGCAAAAGATTTTAACTCATAACCTTTATCAGTCATACCATTGACTACAATATCTACAAATTTAGATAATATAGGTACTGGTTTCCAGTCAAGATTTAAATATGACAAGTCACCGTTAATAGCTAACTCATCTTTATATTTTTGTATAGACTGCTCGCCTCTGGCGTATAATTTTAATCTGTTAAAATTTTGAAAGTTAGCTGTAAACCTCTCTAGTCCACCTCTATTACTTCTAAACCATTCGTTTTCAACAGCATTACCGACTTGTAGTCCATAGTCATAAGAACTCTTAACCTCTTCAGGTACCACCTGATCTGGAAACGAACTATTGTAGTTAGTATAAACCATTTATTTATGTTATTATTTTTGAATTAATTCCTTGGTTGTTATATTTTTTAAAACCAAGAGGAACTACGTTTGTTTGTCTTTCAGCAACAGGTCTATATTTGTTTCTGTTGCAAGCCATTATTGCTAAGCCAGAGCTAATCGAAGCATCGTGTTTAGTTCTACTGTTTATATTAAATGTAGCCCAATCTTCTAATGTTTCTTGAAAGTACATATTACCGTATGAATCACTTATAGTACCTACGTGGTTTTCTATATAATATTCTATAGCGGCAGCGTGAGCTTGTTTAATATCTTCGCTTGAGTTAGGTATTCCACCTATTTCTTTTTCAGACGTTGATAGCTTATGATAAACTTTATCAGGTCTGTTCATTGAAAACTGTCTATAACCTCTACGTTTTAAATAATACAATAATCGAGGTTTGTTGTTTTCTGCAAGTATAGGCATACCATAAAATACTAATGCCATTAAAACATCTTCAAAAAATATTTCAGCTGTTTGTGGTCTTGCTATATATTCTAAAAAAAACATATTAGGCGGAGCATCTTCCATACTAAACTTTGTTAGTCCATGTAAAGATCCTTTAGAACCTCTACCGTCAACAGTACCTGATATGTCGTAACTATCACACCCAAACGCGCCTATGTGCTCGTTGCCTGGGTATTTAACGTTGTTTTTTAATATAACTTTATTCTGCAAATGCAGAGGCGGTACCCATGATAATAAAAATCTACCGCTGTTGTTTGGAGTAAACGTTACTATAGAATCTTTTATACCGTTGCTCCATTGAAAACTACCTCTAGTTAAAACACCAGAGTATTTTAAGTCTTCGTTGTAATCTATTTGCTCGTATATTTTTGCTAAGTTAAATAAAGACTCTTTTGCTTCGTCTCTAAATGCGTGTTTCTCTGTGCGAGGAAACTGTCTATAATATTCATTTAAAGAGTCTTGATCATTCTTTAAACCTTCAACTTCGTTTTCCCAATACTCTATTACACCTACTTCAATTTCAGACCCGTCAATACCTTTGGTCGGGGTTTCCGGTGTTTCGAAAACAGGTAATCCATAAGTATCAATGTATCCTTCGTAGTTCCATTCCATAGGTATGAACAAACTATATAGTCCTGAGCTAGTCTGTCCATTGCGGTTTCTTTTGGTAACATCTGATTCATAATAAAGTTTTTTAAAGTTTTCACCACCTTTATCTAATGAGTTTGATGTTGAACCCATCATACACTTACCTACGATTCTAGACCCTAATCTAAGTGTTGTTTTTGTTACGCGCCAGTTATTTAAAATGTTATCCGGACGCTCCCACTTACCTGATTCATCGTGGGCAAGGATCTTAAGTTTTTCACCGTCATATGAGTTGTCACCTGTATTTTTCCAGTCGATTGTTGTATCAAGCCCTTCGAGTTCTTCGGTTTCAATACCTTGATCAAGTTTTCTTCTTGTAAGCTTTGATGCTGGTACTCTGTACGCAAGTTCTGTTTTCGGTCTATCCATACCATCTTGTATTGGTTTGAAAAAGAACGGGTAGTTAACTGATATGGGTACAACTTTATCGGTAAACATTTTTTTTGCATCTGCACCTGACTTTGATAATATTCCAAAACGTGAGTCGGAAGATATAGTCGCTTGGTTAACAAGTTCTCCTGACGCCATAAAGGAAAAACCAGACCGTCTGTTTTTGAGGTAGCACATACCGTAACAACGTTGATCTGCTTTGCACGCTTCCCAGAAAATAAAGAAAAGCCTATTTGATTCTCTATAATCTGCGGCTCCAACGTCAATCTTACTCCACTGCAAGTACATGTAATGAGAGCCAGTAACATAAGTAGGATTACCTTTGTTGTAAAACCAAAAACCTTTATCACGTCTTTCAAACTCTTGGTCGATAAAATCATACCATTGCTCTTTAAAATATTCTGGCTTTTGATTAAATTCAAAAACGCTTTTTATTCTATCTAACTCTTTGGGGTAATCAAGTCTTTGCCAAAACTGATCTTCTTTTTTATTAGATATTTTGTAACTATTTTCTACATCAGGTAAAGCTATTTTAAGATTTTGTATTTCTATAACTTCACCTATTTTACCGGTTTTACTTATAACTACTACGTCGTGCTCTTTATTGTAGCCATAATCCCATTTTTTATACCTATTGTTTTTCTTTATTACACTAGGTTTTATGTGATCGGTTAATGTATTTATAAGCGTTTGTTGATAACTCATTTTGATCTACCTTCAGCAAAGCCCCTAAACGACTGAGCTTTTGATTCCTTCTTGTTAGAGTCTAACATAGATCTTTCTTCTTCTATCCTGTTTAATATTTCAAACGCATCAAATATAGCTAGCTTTTTAGTTGCAGCAGCGTTCTTTAAACGATCAGCAGTTATGTCGTCACCAGAATCTACAATAGGTTCTTTAGCAACTTTTATTAATTCATCAACCGCTCTCTGTCCAGCTTGGATTATATTC